TTTACGCCTGAGTCTTGTGCTCAGGCTCTAGGGTGCAACGGCTCCGCAGGAACAGCACTTCGTCAGCGCCGCCCTTCGGGTCTTCGTGCTTGCATTCGTAGTCAAGCTGGCGTAGCTGACGCCATGTGTTGAAGGCCCACTTCATTTTGCGGAGTTTGATCTGGATCTTCGACCACCTGGATAGAGGCCGCACTAGCCATGCCATGTGTTCGTCGTGGTCCATGTGCTCCCAACTCTGGTAGTTGCTGAGGTACTGACGAACGTTGACGTTCATGGCTTGCGTCCCTGCTTGAACGACAAGTCAGGAGGCGTGAGCGCCTGGTAGTGCTCGTTGACCTCCTTGGCGTGACGCAGGGTATTCACTGCTACCTCTGGTCCCTGGTACTCCTGGCCTTTGTAGTTCGGGTAGTGAGCCTTCCTCGGGTTTTTCGCGATGAGTAGCTGCCACTGCAACTTGCGCTTGCGGCGACGGTACTCACTCTGGATACGACCAAGGATCCCGCTTAGCTGCTCCTTGCGGGTGAGTCCACTCCGTTTCGGGGTTTTCCCGTTGACTTTGACTTCGCGCATGATCAAGTCCTCTGCGGAGGCTCAACGGTGACGCTGAGGTTCAGCACGTCCTCGGGACGACCCTGCACGCCCTTGCGACGGGCTAGGTCATCGAGGATGGATGCCTTCGCGTCCTTGCCCAACGCGGGCTGGTCGTATCCACTGGACACGATAGCCGGGTTGCCTCCGGTCGGAAAGAATCGCTGAGTCTGCTCGGGACGGTAGATCGTACCCAACCCGTGACGCTGTGATTCCTCTGGCTTGATCACACCGACCACGACGCCCTGCTTGCCGTGCTCAGTCTCGACCTTGACGTTGAACCCGCCCTCTGGCCGTTCGCCCTTCTCGTTGGTGAGAACGGCAATCGGTGAGTGAACGCGCTGGATGTTCTGCGTCTGGTGCTGAATGACATCTTCGGCCTCGGTCTGCCCGATAAGCTCGATGTAGCCAGCGTTGACGCTGGTGACGACACCCTGGTCCTTCTCGTCGCCCGGTTCGAGTGGGAACAAGTCTCCGCGCTGGCCGCGAGGCTTTAGCTCGATGCGGCGGCGCTTGTCCTCCTGGCGTTCGAGGCGTAGAACGAATTCGCTAGTGACGTTGCTGCGGATCCATTTCGGACCTTTCTCGTCAGCCTTCTGACGCTTTGCAGCGTCCTCCGCCTGTCGAGCCTGCTCGACACGGAGTTTCGCCTCTTGATCCTTGAGCCACTTCTCCACAGGGATGCGGATGGCGTCGGGGATCTGCGCTCCTGCGTCACGGAGCGTCACGTAGGCTTCTACGGTCGCGTGCCACGCGGGATCGTACTCTTGAGCAATCTGCTCCTCGACCTCTACCTGCGGGGCCGGTGCTGCTTTCGCTGCTGGTTTGCGAGCGCGTGCTTTCGCTGGTTTACGCTTCGCGGTTGTTTTGGCTGTCGCCATTGGTTCCACCTTCCTATATTTCACTTGACCAAGAGCACCACCATGGCACCCTCATACATTCTACCACGGCGACCACCAATAAACAGGTGCTCGGTGACGTAAGGGGTGATGACTACATCCACCCGCAAATACGAGACTGGCGCGCTCAAAGCAACGCGCTCTAAGCAGTTCAAGGACTTTGAGGTCTATCAGACCACTCCGTTCCCAACACCGCCTCCGACATGGGAAGTACCGGGTCAGAAACAGATCACCCAAGGGATCGAAGTGTACCCCATGGACAACAACGAAAAAGAAGGCGACTGTACCATCGCGGGGCTAGATCATCTCAACCGGGCAGGCAGCATTCTCTTCAAAGAGCCTTATGCTGCACCGACTGACACGCAGATCAAAACCAAGTACCGCAGTCTCACAGGCGGAGGCGACACCGGACTCAACGAGGAATTCGTCCTCAAAACATGGTACGAGGAAGAGATTTTCGGAACGAAGATCGCCGGGTTTGCTCCTCTGTCTACCACCAGCCTCCTACAGTGGCACCAGGCCATCGCATTCACCGGGGCCGTTTACTTGGGCATCGCCTGCCCGAATACCGCCCAGGAACAGTTCGCCAAAGGGGAACCGTGGACTTTCCAGGGTGAACAGACCGAAGACGGTCACTGCATCGTGGCTCTCGGTTACGGCCCGAACGGTGGACTCCACTGCGCCACCTGGGGAGGCATCGCCGTCGTCACCCCGTCGTTCCTCGCCCATTACTTGACTGAGGCGTGGGTAGTCATTCCACAGCAGTTGGTTGAGGCCAAGAAAGACACCCTCGGCATCAACGTCGAACTGCTACAAGCAGACCTGAGCAAACTGTAAGGAGCATCGTGGGTACGTTTGAGACTTCGACCGTGCCCACTGCGGTAGCCGACGACGCCGTAGCCATCGCGAAGGAAGCGCTAGCGCTGGCTACTCCCGGTCCATGGCTGCCTGTGGTGCTAGCCGAGGGTTACGAAGATGGCGCTACGAAGGGCGATGCAGACTATGCTACCCTCGGCGCTAGGATCGAGGGCGAGTCGGTCCGACTGCGGGCAGGATCACCACGCCGAACATGCAGGGACCGAACACCTTGATCCTCACCGTCCCGGAGGCTGTTAGGCCAGGACACAACATAGCCCTCAACCTCCGCGTTGGAGAAGAGGGTAGCACGAACGAATACGGGACAGAAGCGTTCATCTTGAAAACCAATGGCGAACTCGTTCTACAGGGCAACGGCAAAGGCGAAGCCAAAGCCGAACACTACATCGACTGCCACATCGACACGATCACTTATCCGCTGACTTGACTTGCGTTCCAACTCATAACTAAACGAACCGGAACGGCAAGAAGGCTCACTCTTTGGAGTGAGCCTCCTTTACTCCGACGAGCCTATGGCAGTTGGCGCAGAGCGTTTCGAGATTGGCTGGATCGTCGTTGTAATGATCGCCGTCCTTGTGATGAACGTCTAAATCTCGCCTGAGCACGGGATCGCGTGTCTTGTACGGACAACGCTCGCAGTGATCCTTGCAATGACGACGATAGGAGTTGTTCTTCCTTTCCCGCTTTTCGCGTGAGCGGGTACCATTGCACTTCCACTTGGCGGAACCGGAACGTGAGCTATTGCGAATGCGTATGGTTGTCGGCCCGCATGCCTCACACAAAGCTGTGCGTGTTCTCTCGTTGATATTGGATAGTCGATGTTGCCACATGCCTCTTCGGGAGCCTCTTTCTGGTGAACAAGAAGGCTCCCGAAGGAGCCTTTCTTTGTTGCTGCGATGTTGTTGACTTGGATCAGAGTGACCATTCGCCAGGGCCAGCCGGTCCACCAGTGCCGAGGCCGCTGATGTTGAGCTTTTCCGGCGCTGCCGTTGACGTGCTCTTGAGGATACGGCTCAAACCACGCGGGTTCAAGATAAGCATCCCGATAAGCTCGTCCATGACCCATCCCTTGTAGAACTGCTCTACTTGGTGGTTCTCCTCGACATCGAGAGAGTACATGACAGGGAAGACCCCGATGAACTCCGGCTCGGCGCAGAGGAAGACCTCTCCTTGCGGGATGATGATCGAACGCTGGATCTGGAACTCACCGAAGGATGTGATGCGTCCTCCTGAGAATACCTCGTCCTTGAAGCGGAACCCTGTGACGTTCAGATCCCAATTGTAGAGGTCACGAATGTCGGCAGGGTGTGCCAGCACGCGACGAGCCTCCAACTGGTTGATTTCGATCTGAGTGACAGCACTGTAGAAGTCCGCAGGCTCAAGCGGGGCGTTAGCTCCGATCAAGACTGTGTGCTCGTTCGTGTGCCCGACCGGGCCTTCCGCGATTCCTACTGCGCGACCACCTGTCGGCGCTAGACCGACAACTTCGGATACGGCTTCACCGAGGTTCGTGATGGCGTTCTCTAGAAGTAGGACCAGACGTGCGTCCTCCTGCTTCTGGATTGCCTGACGAGATTCGTCCTGGGCGTATTCGACGGCGTTCACGCGGAGGTAGTACAGATCCTCCTTGCGCACTCGCGGGAAGGTGGCAACCCTGAATAGGTACGGGAATGCCTGCTTACCCTCGAAGGGCGTAATCTTGACCTCATCGTCCGTGCTGTTGAGCACGTACGCGCGACCTATATCGTCAAGGATGTCGTAAGGCATGAGCGGTCCGCGCTCCAACGTGTCCTCTACGAGCACGTTGCGCACGATTCCCTCGTACCTCAAACGGATCTGAATCGGACCGATCATTCCCTGACCGATACGACGCATCGCGTTACCCTTGTCCGCTAGAATTGCTTCTAGGCGTCCCACCTTTTGCTTCTTGGAGAGCTTCGGAGTTCCCTTTAGCCTCTCCTCGTAGTCACCAGAAGCGACTACCTGTCGGCTGTAGTTCTCGAAATCAGACATGATCAGATCCTCAGCTTTAGACGTAGGACATTTGCGTTGAGGAGTTCGACTACATCTCCAATAACGACTTGTTCGGCGCTGTTCGCTTCGACCTCAGTCACAACTTCGACTAGGCTGTTCGCGCCAGCGACGACCACTGCGTTTCCGTAGCGGGTATCGGCTTCTAGATCCGACTTCGACGTTGCGAGAGTCGTAGTGATCGAGTGGCCTGCGGCGTTCGTGGTGTTGAAAGCTGGTTTCAACAGATCCACGGTGCCATCCGGTCCCAGCCATGCTGAAACCTCGTTGGTACCTTTCAGGTTGTCGAAGGTTCCACCGACCCATTGACCCAAGAGGCCGAAGGGACGATCTGCCTTGTTACCCGCAGCAGGTACAACGTACTCGCCTTCCGTCTTGACAAGAACCGTACCCGGTACGATAGAGTTCCTGAACGTGAAGACGGCTTTCGAGCGTTTGACTGGTTTCGTTGCGGCTTCGCCAGGGACTTCGACAGCCCCTTCGGAGTTACGCAGCGACGGGTCTAGAACACAGGCATACGGAGTGATCTGCGTCTGCCCATAGACAACCCTAACCAAACGCTTCTGCGCGGTCAACCTGACGTTACTCGCATCGTCGTAAATTACTTGCATGCTTGTTTCATCCTTGGTTGCTACGAAGCGTCCGGGATTGGATGCTTCTCATCTATTCCCGCGACGGCGGGTCAGAAAAAGTAAGTGCCGCTAATGGATTAGCTGAACAGCGAGGCGTCAAGCTGGTCCTCGGCTAGCTCTTGAGGCTGCTGTGCATCCTCGATAAGCTCTCCATCGACCGCGCTTGCGAAGCGTCGTCCTGCCGCCGTAGATCCTCCGAACGCAGCCGGGAGCTTGGTGACTCCTGCCTGACGCCTAGAGGCTAGCTTGGCGAGTCCCGCAGTGCGTACACGCGATAGCATGTTGAACTGCGCGACAATCTCGGCATCGCTCTGCTTGTCTAGCTCAGCGATCCTAGCGTACTTCTGCTCTTTCGGAGTGAGGTCAAGGTCAACCTCTAGATCAGCGAGCTTGAGGCAGGCTACGACGTGACTTGTCCAGTTCGCGCCGTTGTTTCCGTTCGACTCACCGAGAGCGATGCTCTCGTTGGTGACCGGATCCTGCTGGCGGTAGATGGCGTTGCCGTCCGTGCCGCTCCAAGTCTTCGTCGGTCCAGAGTTGTTCTCCGGGGTAGCCGCAGCTTGAAGAACGTCTACACGGTCCTCTGCTTTGCCCACCGGGTCAGAAGGCTCGGTGCCTTTGTTCGCTGATCCACCAGAGAGTCCCGGCTGGTCGTAGAACGGCTTAGCGTCGTACGATACCTTGGATCCCTTGTAGACCTCTGCGTCCTGCGGGTACGCGGTGTCGGTCACGGGGTCGGTAAACCCTTTCTCCGTGCCGTCGCTGTCGCCGTAGGTTTTCGTCGGAATGGCCTCGATGATCTTGTCCTCGTTGAAGCCGCTGTCGTCGGATGTCTCGCTCGCTGTCGGGAGCGTGTCTGTCTCGTCAGCCTCTACGTCCGTGACGCCGGTTGAACCGATGCCTGTGACATCGACCTGTGCG